CCATTCCCTGTGAGTCAAGAGTGCCTGTTGCCATCAAAAGCATACGTTCAAACTCTTTGGCAGTTGTCAGGTTAGAACCATCCGTGTTTCCGAACTTGAACGGGAACAGAATCTCATTGGGGTTGCCGTTTGTCAGGATTGCTTTGCCTGGCTTGACTTCAAACTTAGCACCCCTTGGGAGTCTTGTAGCATCCATAGCCATCATTGGGCTAGTTGTGAGGGCTAGTGAATCTAAGTGTGAACGAACTTGGGCATCTATGGCTTTTTGTGAGTTGTAAGCCTTTTCAACAGTACCACGACCTAACAAGCGATTAGGAACTGTATCGTCCTGATAAGCAAGGATAGGTCTATCCTTCATCATGTATGGGTTCTTTTCTGCTTTGAGAAGAGTCCCATCATTTGCAATCACTACGATAGCCTCAACCAGATCGGAATACTCATCCTGAATACTGTCTTCAGGGAACAAGTCTTCTGCTTCTTCTTCGTTTTCTAGCTCTTCAAGATACTCTCTAGGAACTAAACCATAGTAAGTCAAAAGTTTTACTTTATCGTCTTCGTACTGAGAAACCTCTTGGGTAGGCTCTAAGTCTGTATCCATCGAGTCAGTACCGACCTTTACCTTGCGGTAGATGCCTTCTTCTTGACCTTTAACGATCTTGTGGATAGAGACATACTTCTCAATAGCAACACCCATACAGTCATCAATAGATGTTCCATTGGGGTCAAACAAGAAGTTGCGGGGGTTAACAGGAACAATCTTGACTGCAATGCGGTCTTGTTCTACGACTCCGATAGCGGCTTGTCCCATTTGACCAGGTATTGCCTGAGTAGCGGGAACAAAGACTTTCTCTGTTTTGACAACAATCTCACCGATACCCGTACCATAGATTTCAGCAAGTAACTCAATCTGGTCAATAGACTTGCGAATCTTATCGACTTTGAAGTCTTCCATGAGTTGTGCTTTGATAGCAGCAACATCTAGGGGGCTACCATTGACATCACGAATATCGTCTTGAATGTCAAAGAACTCACCCTGACCGAAGATTGCTTCCATGATTTCGGCATGGCGTGTCTCTACGGCTTGTTGGGTAGCGGGGGTAACGATACGGCTACGCTCTGAGTCACGGGTCTTATCTTGGGCATCCCACTCACCATTGAAGATACGCTCGTACTCTAGCCAATCATCAAGGCAATTGACATCTCTCCAATCCCTCCATCTATCACAATGGTTGACAACAAAGTTAACTATCTCTTTGTCTGATTCGCTAGGTTCTTGGAATTCCATAATATTACCTTGTAGTGTCGCCTAAAGGATCGCTATAAACGGGGTTTGTAGGCATAGAGTTTACAGGAAGATTAAAAATTTTAGGATTAAATCCTTCTGGCAATGGATACCTTAGTTCTTTAGGACTAGCAAATGGGTTTTTACCTTGTGCTATTCTGTCTAAAGCAAACTGCTGTGCCTTTTTTTCTATTTCAGGCGTGGCTTCTCCCGTTATGCGGAGTAAGTTTAGCTCATCAGCAGTTAGCGTTGGCACAATTAAAGGATATGAAACAGTCTTTCCATCAACATCAAACGCTGATGAATACTCTGTCATCATGCTTCCATCTTTTGTAGGAATTGCTCCAAAGTAGCCTTTTCCTTTGAAAGAACCTTCAGTGATCTTTTGATTTTCTTCTAAGTATCTTGGCTCAGAAAGACCAATTGAACTATTTGATGAAAGCAATCCTTCTGCCATTCTTATACCCCACTAATAATATCTACAGGTTGCCATTCCTCGCTGTCATCTTCTTCCATGTAAGATGTAACAGCCAGTTGGTCAATGTAACTGAGGGAGTCAGGTAAGTCATCATGGACTCCTTGAGCAGGGAACAGGATTAACTGGTCTACAAACTCATCCCAATCTTCTTCCGAATTTAACACAATTCTGCCATGCTCGAACCTACCTTGTAAAGCCCAGATGATTCTGTCAGCTTTTTTTCTATTCCCATGGGTCAAATCTATGATGTGAGCATAGGTGTTGTTCTTTCGCATCAAGTCGGATAGATAGGGCAAAACAGCGTTCTTTAACGCCCCCCTCTCTATCCCCACACTTAAAGGGCGGTAGTCCCGAATAGCAATCAGTATCTTAGAGGCAGTCTCTCGGATGTCCCAACGTCCGTGTTCAATCTTCTCAACAAACCACTTACCATCGTCTGTGACCTTCACGATCGAGATAGCAGACTCGTCCAGACGCTTCTTAGCATTAGCGGCTTGTTTGGCAACTTCCTCGAATCCCGCTAGGTCAACAGCGATGTAATAGCTTCCATGTTCAGGACTAACCCCGTATTTGATCCACTCTTCCTTAAAGATGTCCGAACCCGCATTGGTAAAAGAAGCCATGAACTCTTGCTTAAAAGCGAAGGAACTCAGGGTCTTTTTAGCGGAATCTATCTCTGCTTGGTCAATCAAGGGGTTGTCAGCAGTGGTGAAGTGCCAACTCTTCCAATCAGGATCATCCTCTGATTCGCCTAGTTTGAAGGTATCGTAGAACCAGTTTCTCCCCTTAGGAGTGCCAATAAAGAGTGCTCTCCCCCGTTTATCAGACAAACTGGCTCGAATGACCTGTTCCCATGCCTCGGGTTTAATGTCGGCTACCTCATCCAGAACGGCATAGGTCAGACTGACACCACGAAGGGTATCAGGACGATCTGCACCACGAACGTATATCCTAGCCCCGTTTATCAGGGTAATGTCTAAGTTATTAACGTGACTGCTCTGAATAACCTCTCTGCCAAGGTCTAGCAACAAGTCCCAGATAATCTGTCTTGATTGTCCCATAGTGGGACTAACGTATAGAACCGCAGAGCCTTGTGGACACTTGAGTCCTTCAATCAGTAGGGTAACTGCCGCCATCCTACTCTTACCGCACCTACGCCCAGCAGCCACAACCTTGAACCTCGTTTGGTCTTTAAAGACTTCTTGTTGCCAAGGAAGTAGAGAGAAGTTCAGATCAGCCATTAAAACATTGCCTCTTGTATATGCTTAACAGGTTCAGGTTCAAACAATTGAGGTTGGGCTACCGCTTGCTCTATGCGCTTACAGGCTATCTCAAAATACTTAGGCTCACGCTCAATACCAATAAACTTACGCCCCATTTGAATGGCGGCAACGCCTGTAGTCCCGCTGCCCATAAATGGGTCAAGAATAGTTTGCGGATTTTCCGCTTGTTCAATGCACCAAGCCATTAAAGCTAAAGGTTTTTGTGTTGGGTGGCCGTTTCTTTCTTCTTGGCCTTGTCTCAGCATCCCATTCCACATCCACTCAAATTTTCTTACAGGCTTTTTCATGTTTGTCCAAGCCAATTCGCAATCTGCAAAATGACCATTTACCCGTTTGTCCCAAACTAACCAACATTGACTAGCGGGCAACCCGTAATAATTACCGCCCCAAAAAATTATTTGCTTGCCTTTAGCAATTAACAGTTCTGCCAATTCCAAACTCATAGGGGAATCATCCCAACCTGAAGCAACGTAAACGCCTTTAGCAACACCTTTACCAACAATACGCCCGCTACTAGCAGCCATTGCCCTATCTATGCCTATTCCATAAGGAGGGTCAGTAATGACAGCATCAACTTTGTTTATCAATGGTAAAACTTCTAAACAGTCGCCAAGATAAAGCGTTGCATTTCCAATTTCTACTTTCATGCTTTTCTCCTTATTTCAGCCATCTTCGCCAAAGTTTCCAACGAGGGACGAGATGCTTTTAAATCATCTTCTTTAATTTTTAATAACGTAGGGTCAGGCTCATTTGATGACGCAACAGTGAGCCTCACCTTGTCAGCAGGGTTTGGTTTAACAATCCACTCTGCTTTTAAACCTTGGCTACCTCGGCTGCACCACTCAGCCAAAAACTTCTCCAAAGGCCAACCAAGTATCTTTGCTTCAGCAATAGCACCATTCAAAACAGTTTGGGTAATCGGTGCTTTTTTGCTTTTACGCAAGGCTACCCAATCACCCCAAATTTGTTGAGAAACATCTGGTGGGCAAGCAA